AATTCGCTGGCGCTATTGGACCTTCCGGCTCTAAGAAACAACCCGTTGTCCGTGCCATGTGGCAAGGCATAGTGGGCAATAGTGACGGAAAGTGCTATGACACATCGGTGACATTCACCCTCGGTGGATTTCTCTACTGCGGTCATACTACGACTGACAACAACGTCGGGCAGTATACCACCAAGGCAAAGTCCAACGCGTCTTACATCGTTGTTGGCATTTGCACCCACGTCCCAACTACTCCTGAGCCTTGGCTTGGCGTAGCGTCGTTACTGTAAAGGAGAAAACAGAATCATGGCAAACCTTTCTCGTACACAACAGCAGACGGCTATGCTAGGTCAACTACTCAAGACCGCAGGTGGTCGTCAAAAATTAGCGGCGTCGTTGGGTCCGTCCCTCCGTCGTCGTCGTGACTATATGAGCATTGCTCGCAAGGCTCTTATGGTTGAAACTCTTCCCGATGGCGCACTCCCCATCTACGACAAGGAATTTGACGTAAGCGCGATGACCGTGGGCTCGACCCCGGGTTCGTCCTTCGTCGAGGCCTTTGTGGTGGGTGAAGAGGGCGGCGACATCGTGCGTGTCACCAAGCCGAAGCGCGTCACGGTTCCGACGTTTGAAATCGTGAGCAACCCGATGATTCCCATCACCCAGATCAAAGAACGCCGTTTCGATCTCGTTGCCCGTGCACTCAACCTCGCGAAAGCGGAAGTTGGCGCGGCTGAGGACGGATACGTGTTCAATCTGTTTGACGGAGTCGCGGCTGGCGCAGTAGGCCATGCACCGAACGATCCGGTTTACAATCCCGACATCGCCATCAACGCTCCCATCGACATCAATTCGCTGGCAGACGGCTTTGGACAGGTTGCACGCCACGATCTCAGCGTTGCTTTCATCTTCTTCAATCCGCGCGACTACACGGACCTGTTGAAGTGGACGCAGCAAAACATCGACCGCGAAACACAGCGCAAGCTGTTGAAGACGGGCGTGATGGGCTACCTCTGGGGCGCAACGCTTCTCCAGTCTCGTAAAGTCGGCTACGGCTGCATTTACATTCTGGCGGACGCAGAGTTCCTCGGCGTAATCCCAGAACGTATTCCGTTGACCGTGATGAGCGCCGACCGCCCGGACTTGAGACAAATCGGATTTTCGATATTTGAGAACCTCGGTTTCTTAATTTTCAACCCTAGCGGAGTACAGCGTTTGACGGTCAATGGCCGCTACAACGCAACCGCCAACTACGGCGAGAACTAAGTTATTTAGTTTTCAACAACTTAAAAGCCCCGAAGAAATTCGGGGCTTTTCTTTCCCCCCCCGCCATAAATTTCAATATAGATGAAACCTATAAAACAATTTCCGCAATGGTGTTTGAAAGTGTGGTATTATGATTCATGGACTTCATGACGCATCTTGTTTCTCTCGGAGCCGACCAATTTTGGGTTGGGCGGTACTTGGATTTTGTAGCATCCGCCGTTTCTCCAGCGGCCAACGCACGCAGCCACAGGCACCACATCCTACCCCGTGCGATGTTCTTGGAATTTGAATCATTCAAGGACAACCCATGGAATTGCAAACGCTTCACCCCGTCCGATCATTTTGTCGCCCATTACTACCTCTATCGTGCGTTGCCAAAACATCCTGTCGCCTACCTTGCATTCCTTAAAATGGCGAGTGTGACTCGGCTGAACGCCCTGGTCCAAAGCAACTATGACGAAGCTTTGGTGCGGGACATGTCGCTTGAGTATGAACGCATCCGCTCCGGTGCTGTTTCCCTTGATGGTTGGTTGCATATTTATAACGGCAAGTTACATACTGTGTGTCCCGACCAATATTTGGGCAAGATGCTTGCGGAGGGCTGGACACAGCAAGCCCCGCCTCGGCAGTGGGTGCATAAAAATGAAGAATCCTACCGCGTCCCTGTGGAGGAAGTCTCGAAGTATTTAGAACAAGGCTTTGTCCTTGGACGGTCTGTTTTCCATACTGTTGAGGGCCGCCAGCGAGTCAGCGACAAAACAACGGCCCGGCATGAACGGGAACGCCAAAAATCGGATGCCTACGCTAGTATGCCCCGTGGCGACCAGCATCACCGCCGCATACTGGGATGTCCACCCGATGTGGCGGCAAAGATCAACAAGACATTGACCGGCGTCCCCAAACCTCCGGACCATCCCATACATCACGGAATCGCCAAGGGCAAGCATTGGAAATGGTCTGAGGAAGCACGTAAAGCCCGCTCCGAGTCCATGAAGGGCGTCACACCGACCAACGGTCTGACAATGAAAGGCAAATCTCATTCCGAGAAAACTAAAGACTTGATGTCCGAGGCGCACAAGGAATTCTATGCCAGCAACCCCGATGCTGTAGCTGCGTTGAACGCTTCCCGCCCACGGGGCGAAGACCATGCGTTTTTTGGCAAGGAACGGGACAAAAGCACTCGCGACAAGATATCCAAGTCGCTTGAAGGAAAGACACAATCGAAAGCGACCAAGCTCAGGCGCTCCGAGAGCCTAAAGGCGTTCCACGCCAAGAAAGCCACGATACCGAATCCTTAGATGGGTGAGTTTTCCCCAAAAGTCCGTATTAGACACTAGGAGTCCGCATGACAAAAAGCTACGTCGCGAAGTCGCCGATCAACTTCGTGCAATATGGCTTCCGGGTCAACGCGGGGGACATCCTCGTCCACGACACGACCAACCAGCGGCTCACGGTCTACCGGAACGGGGAAATCGTGAAGACCATGAAGCAATCCTCGCTGGGAATAAGCGCCCTCCTCAAGGACCATTTCGCCGAGGAGGTGGTCGAGCGTGCGCCCAAGTCCGCCGACAAGCCCCAGCCGCAGCCCATCGATCCCGAAGAGTGCCTGCGGATGCTCAAGTTGAGCCAGCCAAAGCTCAAGCCCGACCCGGCGAAACCCCCACAAACAGCGCAAAAGAAGAAGGGCGAGAAGCGTTCCCCCACCAAGGTCGAGCTTGAAGACGAAACGATCTAAATGCCCCGCACGTTGAAGAAAACCCAATGGTGGAGGACCGCCAGAAAATGCGGCGGCCACTGTTGGTATTGCGGGTACATCCCCCCCAATCTCATGTATTTCACCGTGGACCATGCGAAACCCGTCAGTCGAGGCGGGTCGAACGCCGAATGGAACCTCGTCCCCGCCTGCGAATACTGCAACCGCCTGAAGGATTCGATGAACCTCCATGAGTTCAGGGAATGGGTCAAACAGCGGGTTGTCCGCAACCTCATATCGCTGGGCTACATCGGGGGCGACCTAAGTCGTTTGAAGATAGTCTTTTGGGGCGAGGGGTATGACAGCCCCCTAAGCTATTGACTTTCAGTTTCTTCAAATGAGGCTTCTTGTCTAAAATGGGCGTTGTCTACCTGATCCGTAATTTAATGCTGCGCGATTGTCATGTGAGCGCGGCTAAAAATACGTCTAAATCCTCCTATTTTCAAGGGGCAATCCAGAAGCACGGTGCCGATAATTTTTCCATAGAAGCCGCTCAAAGAGCGAGAAACCAAAAGCAAAATAGGGGAGAGGATGGGAGGTTTCAATGTTCATAACGATCCCCCTCTCGAAATTGCAGCAAAAGTTCGGAGTGAAGACCGCTATCTCCCTCCCCGACTTGGTGAGACAAACAAATTCTTTTAGTGTCAAGAATCGACCCGGGTGCACCCCGACCCTACTTGATTCCAACCCAAAAGCTTTGTTTTTGCATTACAACGTGAAATGCAAACTGCCGGGAAGCGATCCCGCTGGGCATGACGTGCGCGTGCAATTCGACGTGACAAAAGTGCAGGAGACTAGCCAGGCGAAGGACCTCGATGTGCAATGTTCGTGTTCGTGTCCAGCTTTTACCTACTGGTCAGCGGCCTATAATTTGCATCAACGGGATGGGTTGCTCGGCACTCCATTGCCCGGAGCGTTGAACCCACCGAAGGAGCGCTTGGACCTTCGTGGGAACTTCGTCATCTGCAAGCATTTGAAGGCCGTCATGGAGAGAGTGCTTCCCTCCGTCCAGCACAACATCGTGAAGATATTGCGTGAGCGCACCGTCGAGCAAAAGAAGGACGAGCAGGACCAGACGCCCGAGAAGCTCAAGCAGAGACAAGAGGAGATGAAG